AGAGGTTTGTTGTTCAAAGGAGATACAGCAAGAATGCCAGATTCTCCTTCTGTCATGATATCCCTGGCATCGGCAGCAGTGGGAGCAATACATGCAATTCGAGTTCCAGGATGAGTCTTTGCAATCTCGCATACCCATTCTGCACCAGTCCTGGTTTTACCAAACCCTCTGCCTGCAAGTATTAACCAAAAGTTCCAATCTCCTTCAGGAGGGCGCTGATTATTCCGTGCGATTATACTCCATCTGGTAGACACTTCATTCAGTATTGCCTGATCGAGAGGAGATAATGCGGCGGGCACTCGCAATCACCTCCTCATCAGTCATAGTAGTAACAATAGATATAGGGTCTCCATCAATACCACTAATCTCCTGTATTTGTTTGTCTCGCCACTCTTTTGGCATTCTGTTCTTTGTCCAGTAGATTGCAGCGGTCGTATCAGGAGGGATGCATTTTACTACAGTTTCAATTCTTACTGCGTGGCCATCATCAACATGTTTAGTCTCTGTAAAAGTAAAACCGGTTGCACGTTTATACAGAGATTCGACAACCTTCTGGTCTGCAATAGCCTTACCCTTTTTTATGGACTCCGCAAACTCTGGTCTATTCTTCAACCATTCATAAAATACAGTAGAACAGATATCAAGACCTTTTGCGATTTCCATATTAATTAGGCCTTGAGCAGCGAGCCTTTCACCTTCTGCAGGATGGAAGGTTTCATCGTATTTTATATTAGGCCTTCCAATTCCATTAATGGCCATAATTGGAATATAATAGGGTGGGAAAAGTTAAAATAGTTATGGTTAAAACGGACTAACAAATTGTTCTCTGTCAGCCCATTGGTTCTCTACTGGTATAGACGGTTTGATATGTTTCCTCGCCTCTTCCTCTCCTTCTGGAGTTATATACCATTTTCCCCTTCCCTTTCCCCCCGATGATCTCTCAATGTATCCAGCGCGTTTCAACTCATTGATTTCATTTGCCTTCGATCGGATATCTCTCGCAGTAAACCCGGAAAACGTTCCAAAAAGTGAGTAGGCATATGATAACGCGTCAATACATTCCCTATTCATTTATTCCCACTGCATAATCAGTATGGGACACCGACATCAGGTAAGTAATATCGCATGATATAATCCCCGATTTAAGTTTCCCAACTGCCTTGATAACAAATTCACAATTCATCCCTTCATATTTCCCCTTTACCGGGCTGGTTTCAAACGCAATCTTGTCTTTAGTAGCAGTTCCGGTAATCGTTCCTGGAAGTTTTATTTTCCATCCCTGCTATTCCACTTCTATTTTTACAATTCCACCAACACTTGAACCACTTATAGCAAACTGAAGTGTTATTTCTGCTTCTTTCCCCATCAGGTTTTTATTAACTACATACGTATACATGATACCTCATTGGTAAGCCTTATAGATAACAATTCCTACACTCATCAGCCCCAAAAATACGAGGAATGCAACAAACATTGCCCACTTATTATCATTTGACATTATTCCTCCAAAAATCCCGAAACATGTATAACTTTCGTTGCATTTGTAAAGTTCTGATAAAAGTATCCGGACATATCACCTCTACACTCCTCTCTTCCCTCAATCGTCAAATTTTCACCAGATATATTCAACTCAACAAAATCATTTGAGTTCTCATCCATGACATATACCATAAACGTGTCAGCGCAAACACCGACAGAAATCAGAACAGAAAAAATAATGGTAATATATGTAGAATTCATCTCTTACACCTCTAACCTCTGCTGGTCCGGAGATATAGAATGCATACCAGAATGATTAAACCCAGTAACGCACCCATCTCGCTCAAGTTTTACAATCGGATAT